AAACAATCCGCGACAGGAGAGAACGCGCATGGCAGACGAAAACAAAACCACTGGTACCGACAACTTTGAAGTTGTTACTGCCGAGGCCGCCGAAACTGAGCAAGCACCAGAGCCTGCAAAGGCAGATGAGCAAACTCAGGTTCAAAAACAAGAGGGTGATGAATCGGCCACCGCCCAAGAGCAGGACAGTGGCAAGGATGATGCCGATGAACAAGACGCCGATGACGATGCCGGCGAGGAAGCGAGCCACCGCCGAGGCCGTGGCCGTTTTCAGAAGCGCATTGACCGCTTGACCAAGCGTGCAGCTGAAGCAGAGCGCCGAGCTCAAGAAGCAGAGCGTAAACTGCAAGAAGCTGAAGGCAATAAGGGTGGCAAGGCTAAGCCTGAAACCCAGGACGATGAAGGCGAACCTGATCCGTCAGACTTTGATAGCTATGACGAGTACCTTGATTCCTTAGCCGACTGGAAAGCCGATCAGAAGATTGGCGCCAAAGGCAAGAAGGACGACAAGGCCGCAGCTGATGACAGCAGCAAAGACAAAGGCGACCAAGATACAGAGTTCACTGAAGCACTTGAGGATGTGCAGGACGCATTTAGCGAAACGCGCAAAACACTCAAGGACTTTGATGAAGTAATCGGCCAAGAGGATTTGCAGATCACCCGCGATATGGTTGTTGCCATGGCGGATTCTGATGATCCAGGAGCAATTGCCTATCACCTTGGTAAGAACAAGCAAGAGGCAGCACGCATTGCGAAACTATCACCTATTGCCCAAGCAAAGGAGATTGGAAAAATCGAAGCTAAGCTTGCAGCCAAACCGCAACAGCCCGGTAAAAAGACAACTAGCGCCCCGGACCCGATTGATCCTGTTAAGGGAAGCGACTCAACCAGCAAGGCACCACAAGATATGGACTTTGCTGAATACGAGCGCACTCAGAACGAAAAGGAACAACGTGGTGGCCGAGGCTTTTGGTAACAGAAACTTTGGAGTATTAAGCCATGAGCGTACAAGGTGAAAAGGGTAATCGCATCTTAACGGATGACATTATCATCAAAGAGGCGTTACGCCTTCTCAAAAACAACTTGGTAACAGCACCGCTTGTTTACCGTGACCTGGAAAGGCGTTTTGCAAAGGTTGGTGACACTATCAGCCTGAAAAAGCCTTTCCGTACTAAAACCGCGTCAGGTCGTGTGTTGCAGAAGCAGCCGATGGTCGATCAGACAATCCCATTCCAGATTAACCGCCAAGAGCACTTTGGTCTGGAAGTAACCATGCGTGACCGCACACTTAGCATTGAGCAGTTCTCAGAGCGTTACCTGAAGTCTGGTATTATCCAGCTGGCAAACGTGATTGACCGCTCTATTCTGCTTGAAATGAAGAAAGCGTTTTTCAGTTCAGGCACGCCAGGCACTGCGATCGGCACCAAGTCATTCCACCTGGCGAAAGCTTACATGGGTAACGTGGCTGTGCCTGATGATGGTATGCGCCGTTGTATCTTGAATATGCTTGATGGCGCTGAAATCAGTGACGCAATCAGCAATAAGTACAATGAAGCAATGGTGAAAGGTGCGTTGCAGAAGGGCTACATGGGGCCACTTGCAGGCTTTGACCTGTTTGAGTCTGCGAACATTCCTGTTCACGTTGTTGGTGCGCATGGTGGTACGCCGTTGACTAATGGTGCAGACCAAACTGGTTCAAGCATTGTTACCGATGGCTGGGACACTGGTGTAACTGGATTGCTGAAAGAGGGTGATGTTATTACCTTTGCGGGCGTCTATGAGATCAATCCGCAAAGCTATCAGTCAACTGGCCGCTTACAGCACTTTGTTGTGACAGCAGATGTGAATAGTGATGGTTCAGGCAATGCAACTATCCCGGTAAGCCCTGCTATCAACGATGGCACACTGACCACTGTGGATGCTGAAGGTAACACTGTGAGCCTTTCTGCATTCCAGAACGTGTCAGCAGCGCCAGCAGATGGTGCAGCTATCACCGTGTTAGGTACCGCAGACACAAGCTACCGTCAGAACTTCCTGTTCCATCGTGACGCTTGTGCCCTGGCAATGGTTGACCTTGAGCTGCCTCAGTCAGCTACCGTCAAGTCACGCGTGCGTGATCCTGATTCTGGTTTGTCGCTGTGCATGACGGGTGCATACGACATTAACCAGCAAACCGAGATCACCCGTATTGATGCGGTATGGGGTACTCACCTTATCTATCCTGAACTTGCTCACCGTATGTGGTCAGCAGCAGGCTAAGATAGTTAACCTGGCGGCCTAGTGCCGCCCTTTTATCATTGACGGAGAAACGCAATGCCAGAGAATAAACCAAAGCGTATGTGGCTTTATCATCCTGAGAAGGGTGCAAAACTCTTTACCCTGGAAGATGAAGCAGACATTGACGATCTTGAGCAAGAAGGTTGGCGCGACTCGCCGGCAGAGTTCAAGCAGGCTGAAGAATCAGGCAATGATGGAGACGCAGGGCTTGCAGCTGAACAGCAGGGCCTGTTAAGCGCATTCCAGGAGAACCCTGAGAGCCTTACCAAAGATGAGCACGTTGAGCTTGGTAAAGGTCTTGGCCTAAAGCTTATCAAAGCCTGGAAGGAAGAAACATTGATTGCCAAGATCCAGGAGAAACTAGATGGCAACGACCAAGCAACTGATTGATGGTGCCTTGCGCACTATCGGCGTGCTTGCCAGTGGGGAGCAGGCAAAGCCTTCTGAAGCACAGGATGCACTTCAATATGCAAAGCAGATGCTTGATAGTTGGAGTAATGAGGGCTTGCTTGTTCCCGCATTGACGCATGAGTCATTCACACTGAGCAGCAAGCGAACCTATACCATTGGTCCTGGTGGAGACTTTGACACTGTTCGCCCCACTACCATTGAGAATGTGCGTATTCGTGATGCCGGTAATCTTGAGATGCCGGTAAGTATTGCCAGCTTGAACCTTTGGGCCAATATCAGCTTGAAGGATACGGTTGTAAATACACCCGACTACGTTTACTACGAACCAGAATACCCACTTGGCCGCCTTGAGTTCAGTTGCATTCCCACAGCTGGAGATACACTGAAGTTGGTCACAACAAAGCCTATCACCGAGTTACCAGCACTCACTGAGTCTGTTCAGTTTCCACCAGGATATGACAAGGCCATTCGCCTTGGATTGGCTATCGAGCTTGCTCCAGAGTATGGCGTTGACGTTACGCCAGCAGTTGCAGCAGGCTTTCGGCAAGCAATCATGGTGCTGAAGCGGACAAACAGCAAAACCCGCATGGGGACGGTTGAGGTTGACTCAGGATTGATACGCAAGAATGGGTATGACATTAACCATGGTCCATTATGAAAATACCAGTTCAACTAGCGATCGGAACAAATAAAGGCAGGAGCCAGGCGGTTAATGGCTC